ACTTGGCTGAAGCGGTGGCACAGCGAGTTGGCAGTGGTCGTCAGCAGATTGCAAAGACGCTTGGTGCTCAAAAAGAAGGCATTAAGGAGCGGACTTATGGGCAGGTGAAGGCGGGGCTGAAGCCCGGGGACTACTACGCCGACGAAGACCGCTTGGTCAAGGAACTCCGCGACTTCGCTGGCACAGCCTACGACGATGCCTACAATGTTGGCAGTGTCAACGATCCTAAGATCATGACCATCCTCGAGCAACCCGAAGTCAAGTCAGTCTATGACCTTGCCAGACAGATTGCTAGTGGTGAGGCAAACCTTGCCAAAGTTCGTGGTCAAGACCCAAGCAAGTTTAAGCTCGAGCCTCTGTACATTGCTGACGCAGAAGGAAACATCAGAGTCTCCTCAATCCCTGATGTGCGCACACTTGACTACATGAAACGCGCCATGGACGCTATGATCAAGTCTGGTTATAGCTCCACAGATGCAACTGTCAAAACCCAAGCTGGAACGCTCAAAGGCATGCGCAATGAGTTGCGTGACCGCTTGAAGACCGTGGTTCCTGAGTACGACACAGCTCTGACAAAGTACGCTGGCGATATGGAGGTCATCGATGCCATGAGAACTGGCATGGATAAGTTCCGTGGCATGGATCACGAAGAGGTTGCCAAGCTCGTCAAGGGCATGTCTCCTTCTGAGAAGGAAGCGTTCCGCACTGGTGTGGCTCGTGACATCTATGGACAGATTATGGGGCCAGCCTCCGCTCGTAACTCAGCCCAGAACATCATTGGCTCTCCTGAGATGCAACAAAAGCTCATGCCTTTGTTTGACGATCCTGCGCACTTTAAGTTGTTTAAAGCGGCGCTTGAGCGAGAGTCTCAGTTGTTTAACCAAGCTAACAGCATTTTGGCTAACTCGAGCACCGCTCGTCGCGCCCAGATGAACAAAGAGTTTGAGGGTGACAACTCCATGGGTGAGGCTATTGGAAACGCCATCACAGGTGGTTTCTGGTCATCCCTAACTGGTCTAGCGGCTAAAGCGGCTAAGAGCACCACCATGACTCAGGATACGGCTGACAAACTAGCTGGCATGCTGATGTCTAATAACCCTGCCGAGGTTGCCGCAACTGTCAAGGTTTTGGAAGACTACGCCAAAAGAGCCGCTCCTCGTGAGGCAAGGGCAACCAAAGCTGAGATTGGCACGACCATGGGCACAGCAAGCGCTATCTTCCCATCGCCAGCACCAAAAGAAACAGCCCCTGATATTGCAACTGATATTGGAACAATACCCGTACCTAGCAGTGGTGCTCCTGACATTGAAGCTGACATTGAGGCAGAATTAGCTAAAATGAAATAACACTTTTGCAGAGTGCCATTTAGCCCTGTTCACTCAGGGCTTTTTTTTTGGTGGGGGTACTAACTGCTCGTCCGCAAGCTAAGAAAAGCCTTTGCACAGCGTTCCCCCCGTTGATCAGAACGGGATGTCATCTCCATCATCGCGTGGCAAACCTTGGTACGGCTCTTTTGGTTTTTGCTCAAACACTTGGAACCAGCCATCGTAATCTTTAGAGTCAGGGCGTGAGTCCATTTTGATTTTAATTTTACCACTGTCCTCAATAAACAGTGTGCCATGGTTTGACCAATAGGTTTTCTTTTCGCCTTTTACTTCGTATTCACGAGCCGCGAATTTGATATCGTATTTTTTAGACATTATTTGCTTTCAATAATTGATTGGATTTTTGCTACTTTTTCAGCGACTTCGCCGAGGAACTTGGTGACTTCAGCTTCCATCTCTTCAATGAACGCCTCATCTCGTGCCACTCTTTTTATAAACATTTGTGCCTTGGCTGGCATGCGTGGATCAAACACCACATAGTCACACCACTGGCGACCTGTGCAAGCCATCTGGAACTGCATCTGGGTGTTGTACTTGGATGCCACAGTACCTGTAAGCAACACATCGATCATGGTGGCTGTGTTAGGGCACTTGATCTCTATGAGTCCATCATCCCCCACCAAGCCATCAGGAGAGGCTCCAGCCATCTCAATTGTTGGGTGGGATACAAACCCACACTCCTCGACCATCGCGCCCTGTGTGGCCTCGTATTCAGCACGGGCATAGGGTTCCTGATCCGTACCCCACTGCATAGCGGCGTTGGTAAAGGACTCAGCCTGTGAGTTGGAGATGCGCTCCACCACAAGTTGAGCCATGTAGTTCTCACGAGTTGCTGAGTAACCTGTCTTGGTTTTAGCCATCAAGTCAGCGACACGAGAGGCAGTCACCTTGCCTAAGCGCAGGGCAAACCATTCGTTTGAGCGTTGTTCGACTTCAATCATTTCGGGCTTTCATCATTTCGTTTGCTTGGTCATATGCTTTGGCGGCAATGTTCTCTTGGTCTGCTTCTGTACCACTTGCAAGGTCACCGACCATGGCAAAGATGGCAAAGAAATCACGCAAGGTCATTTGGTCAAGGTGGATAGGTTTTTCTTTTTTCATTTGGCACTTTCTTTTTTGGCTTTTTCAACACGGGCTTTCTTTGCGGCAATCACTTTGGCTTGCCAGCCTTGGTCACCCTTGCAGGCTTCGTAGGCTTGTGAGTAGGCTTTCTGCAACTCTTCTGAGTTAGCGCTGGCGCTGATGGCGGCAAGGTGGTCAGCCATTACGCCTTCAGGAATCTTGGACTCTGTCTTACGGGATGCGGCATTGCCATCGTCGTCCTCTGGAGCGATTCCACAAGCCGCCATGAGCGAACCCCTACGGGCATAGGTTAAGGCGCTCATGTAGCCCTGTGGGTCGTTCTTGGCGGCAGGAAAGTACAGACGACCACAGCTAAGGGACTCGCCTGACTCGTGCAGGAACATTGTCTCTACGATCACGCCATCAGGATGGTCATGGGTTTGCTGGATCAAGGAGATGCCATTGTCGTTAAGGCTGTCCATGACTGCTTCTACGCAGGCGGCAAGGTCAGCGTACTTAGAGCGGAAGTGTGGGTTAACAGAGCTTTTGAGCGCAGGGCCAAAAGCCTTCTGTGCTTTAACTAAAGCGGTTGCAATGTTTTTCATTTTTGTGCTTTCAGAATTTGCAGGTTAAGGACTTTGACTTGTTCTTGGTTAATTTCTAACTGGTAGCAAAGGTCACGGATCGTGCCTTGGAGCATGCCCACTTGGTAGGCTAAGCGGTCACGGGCATCTGCATCTTGGTAGGTCTTGGAGGCTTGCAGAGCGACTTGGCTGATGATGTGGTCGGCGTTCATTCTTCTTCCTTTAAATAAGCTGTTAGGCGCTTGATTCGGTCTGAGTGGTAGTCAGCCATGCGGCGTGCATATTCTTGAGCGCTGAGAGCGTCTAAGAGCTTGCGCTGAGCTGTTTCAAGTTCTTTAGCCGCTAACTCTTTTGCAGAAGGTAAGCGGAAATATTCTTTGAGTTTGTCGATCATGATGGTTCCTTAGTGGGGGCCAAAGCCCCCTGTTGGTTTAGCCGATGATGAATTTCACATCAGCCACATCAAGGGCGTTTGCTAGACGACCGTTAGCGTTGATGCTGTACTCGATTTGCTCGATGGTGGGAGTCATGAGCATGGAGTAGTCAATGCCAGAGATGCATTGGTTCTCGCCCTCAAACCATGTGTAGGTGACATGGTTGCCATCGATGCTCTCGACGGTGTAGACCTGTGTTTCTGGATTGTCAGTAGCGACAACCAGCAAGCCTGCGCGGAAGTTTTGTTTTTTGATTTTGGCGTTTGCCATCTTAGTTTCCTTGAAAAGACCGCTTGCAAAATGCTACGGCATGGGAGTGATTGTATAGCAATCTAAACAGTTACAACAAGTTTTTACAATTATTTTCTAGGTGCTTACCCTAATAGGGGGCTTTCGCCCCCTTTGGGTTAGACAGAAGCCATCTTTCTCCAAGACTGGGAACCCATCCAGCCTTTGAAGAACTTGTCGCCACGCTGGAGCTTGTAGTACACCCGAGCGCCTTGGACTAATGTGCATGTGTATGTCGCGCCATCAAGTGTTTTTTGGTCGCTAGGCATGATGAACGCAGGGGCTTCTTTTTTAGCAACTTCAATCAATGCTTTACCGTGGATGCTGTTGGCTAACTCTTCCATGCCATTGGCAAACTGCTCACCAGCACGGGCACGGTTGCGCAGGTTCCACTCCATTGCGTCACGGGCTTGGCTTTGTTGCCAAGGCATTGCGTCAGCGTATGCGACTTCCATCTTCTCGCCACCTTTACGAATTTTGATTGTTGCTGGAGTGATCTCGCCTGCTTTAACCTTGTCGGCTTGTGCAATCAACGCAGGAATTTCAGCGCGGATTTGAGCAACGATGCTGTCTGTGCGCTCACGGCTCACTTGCATAGGAGCATAGTTACGACCAGAGCAAACACCGCTGAACCAGCCGTTTTCAACGGTGTAACCGTGCTTAGACATTCTGCCATTTACAACGGCTTGTTGGTGACCACAGCACTGGCAGTTACCACGGATTTGAATTGCTTTCATGATGTTTCCCTTAAACAGTTGCAACTAATTGGCTTTTAGCAAAACTAAACAAAGAAATGTGTAGTTTTGAGTTTTGGCGAATTTTGCGGAAGTTTGAGTTTTCGTAAACTTCATTTTTAGTAGTGCCGTAGTTGTCAACAAATACGCAATACTGAACATTGTTTTTTTCAACAATAACTGTTGTATGACCGCAGGCTTGGTCAATGCTGATAAGTTTCATGGTGTTTTCCTTTTAAAGACCCTATGCAAAATCGCTGGGGCATGGGTGCATTGTATAGCAAACTAAACACATGCAACAGTTTTTTTATTAGGACTTTCCCTAATGTTGTTTCAATGCAACACGCAGTTTTTTGACTTGGTTATCACTGAGAGTCCCCCAGTAAGTTAGCTCGTGGGACATGTTTAAGACAAATTGATCTTTGCCTTTGTAAGTTTCTAGATCGTTAATTAAATCAGCGTGCTGGTCTTGCCACTGCTCGACATCTACAGAGTAGTTATTGATTGGTGTTTGTGCAATTTTCATTTGGTAATCTCAGTTAGTTTCATGCCATATGTATTGATGCCATCAGGGATCACTAAGCCTTCACGCTTGATGAGTGAGTTGTGCTTGAACACTGTGTAGTCCACATGGTGATGCCAGCGGTTAAACCTCCAGACGACCTCTGCCACATCAGGGTGCAGGCGCTCAATCATCTGGGACTTAGGCAGGGTTCCTTCTTTAGAATAAAACTCGTCAGTGTTGCCGCCTGCCATGGTCTGGGTGGTGGCCTTCTCCTGTAGGTACGCATTGAACTGGATGGTGCATAGGCCAGCTTTAAGCGCCCTGATGGATAGGTCAGTGTCTTCGTTGTAGCGGCCCCTCCAGCGCATTGGGAGGCTGTTCTGGATGAGCAGGCAGGAGTAGATGCGGGTGTTCATCACGAAGGCTGGAAGAGGCTCTTTGGCTTTGGCAAAGAAGTCGTAGTTAAAACCTGAGATGGCAACATTGGTGTAGCGGTCTACAAAGTCTTCAGCGGCTTTAAAAATTGTGCCTGATGTAACCTTGACCATGAGGTTGCGGTTAAGCCTGTTGAAGCTCGCGATGTTGTCGTCCATGACCCAGTGGCGGGCGTGTCCAAAAAGGATGCTGTGATCCCAGCAGAAGTTCCGTGCGGCCCCGGGCCCTTTGCCTCGCGTGTCACCTTCATCGTCACAAGTGTCGTAGTCCCTCAAATATTTTTCAGGCAACACCAACACCTTAGCAGGATCAATGACAGCGGCGTACTCATCGCGCTCGTGGGCCTCTACAACGATGTAATAGGGCACATTGATACGGTCGAGTGCCTTGCTAGTCAGGCGCGTCTTCCAGCGCCCTTTAGACACGATATAGATGGGGTACTTAGGATTCATCCACCCACCTCAAGTGCGATGCCCTGCGGAACTCAGCGTGCGGGAACCACAGCGTTTTTTGTTTTGGCGTGATAACTTGCTCTACCAGCTTCGCAAACTCTTGCACATCCTCTTCATTCCTAAATCGGATATTGAGCACACGAAAGGGTGTCAGGTCTTCTTGAAAAAACTCAGGCATGTCCTGCCACTCCTTACGCCAGTCAAATTGTTCGTAACCAAACAGATCGCTCATGCTGGAAACGCCTTGTCTACAAGTGCTTTGATCCTTTGGTTGCGCTCATAGTTTATGAATGCCTGCTTGACAAACGGTGCAACAAACCACATGGATTTATTTTTGCGTGCCATCATTGCCAAAGTGCGGTGGCGGTTAGTTCTGACTTTCATGTTCTCTCCTGAATATCGTAAAACCAGTCGTCGCCTGCTGACCACTTGCGACTACCATCTACTGTCCACAAAGACTTAGCCGCTTGAAAATCTACCTTCTTTGTCTCGGCTGGTGTCAAGCTCTGGTCGTACCACAAGCACCTGTTGTTTGGCTGGCATGCAAACTGACCATTGTCTAAAGCAATCCAATTAAAGCTCTTGTGCTCTTCTGCTTGCTCAGTGAACCCAGTGTCGACTTCCATGCCATCAGCACAAAAGTCGACAGTGAACATGTATTTGCCAAAGTGCCATTCTTTGTCTTTGCCTAAAAACTTTACGCCTAAGTTACGCAGGCCAATCTTCTCAACGATTGTGAATCGATAGCCCATGCAGTCCCACAGTTGTAGGGTGTCGATTGGCAGGTCGCCAGCGTCCTCATGCCATACATAGGCATGGATAGGTAGCTTGTCGTACAGAGCGCCATACGCAGGCAACAGAGACTCGATCCTGAACACTTGACCGCGCAAGGCTTTAAGGCTTACCCAGACTGCTGGCTCCAATTCGCCATGACCTTTTTGAAAGTTGTACAAAAACTCCTTGCGCACAAAACATTTGATTGGTGGCAATGATGCAATGATGTAGCTCATTTATTTTTCTCTATTAAAGCAGTTTGAATTTTGTTAGCCCACTCCAGAACCTTGATCAAGTTCCAGTTGGAGCTACTTGCGTCGATGCCCAAGGCGGTTTGAATCTCTTTGTCAGTTAAGGGAATCAATTCAACGGTTTCATTGTTTGTCATTTGTTTATCCTTTTAAACTTTTGTAGCCATCTAGTGTCACTGTCCACACAACAGCGTCTTTGCGTTGGTTGGTTTTCCTGCGGTCGCCAGTGTCAGCCACAAAGCCACGATCCATCAAGGTAACCCTGCATGGGCGGTATGAGTTGCCCTGCATGCCCATGATGTTTTGAGCCTCTTCGTCTGTCAGACCGCTAGGGTATTTGGTCAGGTTGACCAGCACATCACGGGTCATGGTTCCAAACTTAGGCGCTATGCTTAGTGCGGCAGATGTGCTTGTGTCACTGTGGGATTGGTGTGGGGGCAAGACACCCCCCTTCATGTCAGCTTCTATCAAGGCTATGCAAATGTTGATGCTGTCTTGCACCCACATGTCATGGCTCCTGATAGATTTAAGTTCAGCTAACACGCGAGACATTGTTTTCTTACTCATGATTGCTCCAGTTAGACCCCTTGCAAAACGCTAGGGCATCTGGAGATTGTATAGCAATCTAAGCATGTTTAGCAATCTATTCATAGGTGTTTTCCCTAATTAAATAAAATAAATATGTTTAGCTATCTGTACTAGAATGCGGCATGACTAAAGAAAAAGCAATCATGTTGGCAGGCTCACTAAGTGAGCTTGCACGCATCTTGTCCATCACTCGAGGAGCTGTCTGCCAATGGAAGAAGATACCCGAGGGTAGGGTGTGGCAGTTAAGGGTGTTGCGTCCTGATTGGTTTTAGTTACAATGTTTTGAAACACGGCTAGGAATGGATTGATCCCCACTCCGAAAAGAGAATAGACCCCTCCTGCCGCAGTTTCTTTTAGGGTCTGTTTGGGTCTAACGAAATGCACTATTACCAGTTCAATATTGGTGACTACCAAAGTCACACTGCGCATCTTTCAGAAATGGAAGACTTAGCCTATCGACGCTTGCTCGATTGGTACTACCTTCATGAGAGTCCAATACCGCTGGATGCTGGTGAAGTTGCTAGGCAAATTCGTATGCGTTCGCATAGCGACAGCATTGCCATAGTATTGCAAGAGTATTTTGAACGCACAGCAGATGGATGGATTCATCATCGTGCTGACATTGAAATTGAGAAGGTTGGTGAGAAGTCTGTTAAGGCTAGTGCCAGCGCCAAAGCCCGATGGAATAAGGCTAAGGATGCGAACGCATTGCCAACGCAATCCGATAGCAATGCTACACATAACACATTACCTATAACACATAACACAAAAGAAAAGAAAGAGAACAAGCGCGGCTCACGCCTTGCTCAAGATTTTTGTTTGTCAAAAGAATGGATTGAGTTTTGTGTCAGCCAAAGACCAGACCTTCATCCAGCACAAACCTTTGATCAGTTCAAAGATTACTGGACAGCCCAAGCTGGTCAGAAGGGTGTGAAGTTGGATTGGGATGCAACATGGCGTAACTGGGTTAGAAGCACCCATGCACCTAAGCGCAACCCTGCTGACATAGTCAGGTTCACAGTTCCATCAAAGAATGAGCCTGACCCAGCGCTTGAGAAAATTAAGGCTGATGCCAAAAAAGCAGTGCCACCATCGCTGGAGATTTTGGAGAAGCTGGCTCAATTGAGGAAAAAGGCATGACCCACCATGAAGCAACAGCAATCCTTGATCGAGCCAGAGAAGGTCAGCAATTTAGCTCGTTTGTCATCCTCAGAGCGCTTGAGCTTACGGGAGACTATGAGGGAGATGGAAGCCAAGGAGTGGATCAAGCGGTTCCAGTCAAAGCACCAGACACAGGGGCTAGGCAATGCCAAAGTCTGGTGGGAGGAAACCCTTGATGACATTGCAAAGAAGCGTGGTAAGCCTGCCGCCGAAGACTTACGCCAAAGAATGAACAGGATAAAGAATGAGGTACGCCGCCCGTGTTGACGCAAATCAAGACCAAATTGTCAGTGCTCTTCGTGCCGCTGGCGCAGTGGTGTGGATTATTGGCCTACCTGTGGATTTGCTTGTGGGATTTAAAAACCATACTTTCCTTGTAGAGATCAAAACCACATCTAAAAAGAAATTAACAAAGCTACAAGCTGACTTTTTTGAGAATTGGGCTGGAGGTACGCTTTGCCGCATTGACAGCCCAGAAGCCGCATTACGCATGATTGGAGTTATCCGTGACAACACTTGAAGCATTAAAGTTCGCCCTTGCCGCCATTGAGAGTGGCGAGTCTTTTGATTATTTGGACAACGAAGTAGCGCCAGTCCTGCGTAAAGTTATTGAGGAGCAAGAATGTTTAGAGAAGTAACAGAGGCTGTACTAGCCTTTTTGACAATTGCCGCATTGATGGTGGTCGCCACCTTCACGATCATATGGTTTGAAATGGGAGGTTATCTATGACAGACAAACTCAAGGTGATATTTGCCGAGGGTTGCTTTGACGATTTTGATGGCACTCAGGAGGAGTTAGCTGAGTTCATCGCTGACATACAGAACATGGCAAACAACGGAACCCTCATGCATGGTGCTGTAGAACTTAAGGAAGACGAGTCTGAGGCGCTACAAAATTTACTCAAGTCAAGGGAGATCAGGCAATGAGTGAACTTAACATTTGGGAAAAAGCCATGGGCTGGCGCAAGAGACAAATGGTTCATGCGCAGGTCGACAACGAGATTACGCGCAAGATTCGCAACGAAGCCATTGAAGAAGTCGCAAAAGAAATAGAAAAAATGACCGTGTTTGGTAAAGACACAATAGGCAGTTTTACTGTAGTTATTAGAAATTTGAAAACAAAAGAATGAACGAGAAGCAACCACTGCACAAGCTCAGGCTGTGCTCTAAGTGTGAAGAAAAGCGCCCACCAGAAGGCGGTGTAGAGATGTCCCCACGCAGGTGGATATGTCAATCATGTTGGCACAAAAGAGATCGCAAATGAATCCAGAAGACAAAGCAGAATCGATCAGGCAGAAGTCACCCCTCTATGGGGCGGCTTACGGTCAAAGGGTGTACCTCGAAGAGTTTCGCAAGTCCTTGAAGGCTTTGCTTATGAAAGACGCACTCGCCATGGGGATCGAGGCGGCAAACGCTCAGGAGAGAGAAGCCTACGCTGACCCACAGTACAAAGAACTCCTGAAGGGGTTAGCTGTTGCGACCGAGAACGAAATCACCCTCAAGTGGCAAATTGAGGCTGACCGCTTGGACATCGAAATATGGAGAACCAGACAGGCAAATGAGCGCATGCAAGTGAAAGCCCACGAATGAAATGCCCTGTATGCAACACATGGACAATCGTTAAGGACACCAGAACTCAGCCAGATAACACAAAACGCAGGAGAATCGAATGCGCCAATATGCACAGGTTTTCCACACTGGAGACAATCATTGTTCCAAAAGCACAAGTACATAAGAAGCAAAAAGCTCCTCCAACTAGTAAGTGAACTCGACTGCCAGATGTGCGGAAGAGGGGGTGGTTGCCAAGCCGCTCACACAAACTGGGGTGGGGGAAAGGGCAGGGGCGTGAAGGCTGACGACAACTTAGTTGCGGCGCTGTGTCAAATGTGCCACCACGAAATTGATCAGGGTGCTAAACTATCGAGACAGGAACGCCAAGAAATGTGGCAATCCGCACACGATAAGACTGTCTCATCGCTTGTGGACTCGGGTAGATGGCCTCCAGATGTACCCATACCAAAAGGATAACTTTATGACTACCGCTTTAGAAAAACCGAAACAAGAAAAGAGAATTGGCAAAGGTGGCGCTCGAGCAGGCGCAGGAAGACCCCAATTCGTGCCTACAGTCGCTGAACGACAGCTAGTGGCTACCCTATCAGGGAGAGGTCTTCCGCAAGACCAGATAGCGATCCTAGTGCGGACTGGCATTCACATCGATACGCTGAGAACGCACTTCCACAAAGAACTACTTGGTGGGAAGGCAAACGCTAACTCCAAGATTGGTGGGGCTTTATTTGAAAAAGCGTTAGATGGCGACACGACTGCAATGATCTGGTGGACAAAGAGCCAGATGCGTTGGGCTGAGACACAGAAGCTCGAGCACTCTGGAGTTGATGGCGCTCCAATCACAATCGCGGCTGTCAACCTCAAAGGGCTGAACGATCAAGAACTCGAGCAGATGCAATTACTCCTACAGAAGACGGTGACCGAAGAATGAACCCTGAACAACTACCACCAATGCCAGAGCCTGATGGTTCTGGATACACAACAGAGCAGATGTACAGCTATGCCATGCTCTGCATCAAGGATGCCATGACCAAGGTAGCGCCTCTCATGTCAGATGCTTTAGAAAGCAGTGCTGAGAAGGGTGCAAAGATTGAGCGTGGTGCTTGCGCAATGCTGTGCTCTGAACTTGCTACGCAGTGGAGAGCCATGGGCAAGTCC